CGGCCGGCGGGCATGAAGCGCATGTCGAGGAGGATGTCGCGGAACTCGTGGAAGTGGGCGTCGTCGTCCTTCAGGCCGGCCGCCACGCGGTTCATGGCCTCGCGGAACGACTCGCCCTCGCTCCGGTACTTCTGCTGGTGCAGCTCGTCGGAGAACGGCTGCGTGGGCCCTACGTGTCGGGCGTCCTGTGTGTCGTGCATGGATGCTTGCTCCGTGTCTGGGTTGATCGAGCGAACGATCTTGCCGCGGTCCGGGCGCGTCGCAAGCCGACGTAAAAGGAAAGCCCCGGCGGTCGCTAGTACCGCCGGGGCCTACCGTGCCCGACCAACCTTTCAACAGGAGCGCCGCGCTGTGGGACGCGACGGTTGGAACTTTACTGCGTCGAGCGCGACCGGGGTGCCGTCGTTTCCACGACGAAGCCCGGCTCCACCATGGCACGCATCGTCGGCACGAAGCGGCGGACGCGCTCGACACCCTGCGGCGTCTGCATGTCGAGCTCAGCGGCCCAGTCCTTGCCAATGCCATGGTCTGCGAGGCAGTGGCCCACGACCATGCAGGCCGCGCCCAGGTGCTCGAACACGGTCCCGACGGGCAGGTTGGCCCTGAGCCACGCGATGTCGGCCCTCGACCTCGCGCGCCGCTCGTGCAGCGCCTGCACCTGCTGCTCAGTCGGCTCCTCGCGCTTGAAGCGCTTGGTGTGCGCGAGAATCTCCTCGCGCTCCAGGGCCAGCTGCTCGTCTGTGGCGGGCTCCACGGCCCACGGCACGAGGGCCTTCACGTCCAGCACTCTCATCTCAATCTCCTAGCTTGGTTGCGATGAGTAAATGATAGCGGGGACCGCAGTATGAGGGGACCAGCGTTTATGGCCCAGAGACAACAAAGCCCGCACGGGGCGGGCTTCGAGGGACAGGACGATGTCAGCGGGCCGCCAGGCGCCACACATGCTCGCGGCCGATGCCCACTCCGTGGGCGTCGCGCCAGTCTGCATTGGTTGCGAGGGCGGGACTCGAACCCGCGACCTCCGGAGTATGAACCCGGCGAGCTTCCAGCTGCTCTACCTCGCGTCTGTTGGTGCCGGGCCGTCAGGTGAGCCCGTCTGGCCCGGCGTGGAGAGATGTAGACCTTGCTGCAAAGGTATAGGGCCTTGGCCCAAGCCAGTTCGCCTAGCGCTGTCTCACCAGTCAGCGTGTCGGAAGGTGGTGTGATGATACGCGGGAAGCTCGGCCACGCGCACCATCGTTTAGAAGGAGCCCTGCCTGACCTCCTTGCGCTTGAAGCGGACCCGGTAGCGGACCTCGTCGGCGATGTGGTCCTCGACGTCGCTGTCCACGTCGTCGGGGTCGGCCTCGTCGCGCGGTATGGGCACCACGGTCCGGATGAACGCGGGGCACCGCTCCGCCACTACGAACAGGCCGGGCCTCTCACGCGGGCCGGGGATGGGCTTGTCCTCTTCATCCAGGTTGAGCGCACCCTTGAGCCGCTTGCGCGTCTGCTCCCAGCCCTGCTTCCGCGAGCCTGGGCCCTTGTCAGCGCGCTCCCAGCGCACGCCCTTGGAGAGCATGTCCTTGGCGATGCAGTTGCCGTTCTCCTCGTCGAAGATGGAGGAGTCCGCCGGGCCTGGCTTCACGCGGCCCGCCAGGCCGAGGCCTATCTCGCGGAACTTGATCCCCTCGGCGATGTCGGAGGCCAGCATCCTCAGGCCCTCGTTCTCGGCGCCCTTCTTGCAGCCGTACCACTCGCCGATGCGGAAGAGGTCGCCCTTGACCGTGCTGATCTTGCGGCCGCTCGGCAGGACCAGGTCGGTGCCGTCAGACTCCGCCCACCAGCCCACCGAGAAGGGCTTCGAGGAGCCCCAGTCGAAGGACCGGTCCACCGTCCAAGAGCGCGGCACCTGGAAGGCTGGCACGCAGTGGACCTGCGTCTGCCAGAGGTCGTCGAACATGCCGCCCGACGTGATGTCCCAGCTGCCGTCAAGCCAGGCCGCGACCTGCGCGGGGTTCGAGGCCGAGGCGCGGATGCGCTGGATGTAGTCGGGGTCCGCGTCCAGCAGGATGCGGTTCTCGCTGATGTGCCCGTGGATCGCCACGCGGTCGGGCTCGCCGGCCGTCTTGATGATCTTGCCCCGCATGCCGGGCAGCTGCCACCGGTTCTTGACCCAGTTGTGCCCCTTGCCGTACGGGTTGGTCGTGGCGCGCACCTTGCGGGGCATGCCCGCGACCGTCGAGCGGCAGCAGGAGAACATCTTGAGGTACATCTCGGAGGTGGCCCAGTTGGTGAGCTCTTCCCAGCCGATCCACGGGTACGCGTGGCCGTGATAGTTGTCATAGTCCGCAGGCTTGGACATGTAGCGGAGCAGGAGCTGCGCCCCGTCCGGGAAGGTCCAGACGTAGTCCTGCTCGTTGAACTTGGCGCCCGGGAACCACAGCTTGAACCACGCCTTGGACTTCGCCACGACGTCAGAGAGCTGCTTGTACGTGGAGCGGAAGAGGATGCCGCGCCAGGCCGCGCCGTAGCCCTGGCCCACGTGCTGGCAGAAGTCGGCGAGCAGGGCGTCGGTCTTGCCCGGGCCGCGCGTGCCCTCGTACAGGGTCTCGAATACGGGGCTGGACAGGAAGAGCACCTGCGAGCCGGGCTGCGCGGCCCAGACCTTGACCTCGGGGCGCGGCGCCTTCTTCTTTTTCCAGTGTGGAGGGGTGTAGGCCATCAGAGCACCCTCTCGATGCCGAGCACGCGGCGGTCGAACCAGGACGTGAAGTCGTGGAGCCAGTCGGTGAGGGAGCGGTCGAACTCGCTGTGGATGCGGGCGTGGTCCCGCTCGTCCAGCACGCGGACGAGGTAGTACTCCAGCTGCTCCGCGCGCCAGCCCAGGGTCACCTCGAGGTAGCGGTCGCCGTCCACCACGACGTAGTGGAGGATCGGCTCGCCGCCGTCCAGGTAGACGGTCTCGGCTATCCTGAGCCCACGGTCTGGGTGGGTGCGCAGGTACTCCACGCAGTTCTCGTGGCAGCGGAAGTTGAAGAGGCCCTGCTCGGGCACGGGGCGGATGCCCTGGTGTCGGGCGCGCAGCCTGCGGGCAATGCGCTCCTGGGCTCGCTTGATGGCACGCTGGCGCATGTCGTCTCCTTTGTCTGTCGCACCCACGGGCAGTGCGGAGCCGTATGGCCCGCGCCGCCACAGAGGGTGCAGTGCTTCAACGGCGCTCCATCTTTTGAGCGCACTCGAGGGTGAGACCATAACCCAGCGCCAGACGGCGCGGGTCAACCTCCTCGCCGCACCCGCAGGCGCAGCACCCGTCGTCCCTGGGCGCCCACCGGGCTCGGGCCTGCTGGTTGCGCAGGCGCTGCGCGTCGATCGCGTCCTGGACGTGTATGGCGGTCTCCGCGGACGCCCGGTCTATCGGGTCGGGGTGGTGCTCCGCCTCAAGGGCGGCCTGCTCGTTCTGTTCCATGCTCTCTCGTCTTCATTAGGTTGGTCGGATGTGACGACGCGCCCGGCCGGGCGCGTCTGGGTGCATCTTGCCGCGGGTCAGGCCTCTGGCTCGCCCTCGTTCCCGGCGAACTTGGCCTGCTGCGCCCGGGCCGCCTCGGCCCACGCCTTGGGGTCGATCGCGCCCGGCACGATGAGCACGCCGCCCGCGCCGCCCTCGACCTCCACCTTGTGGTTCTCGCGGTACTTCTCGGGGCGGGCGCCCTTCAGCACGAGGGCCATCAGGGCGTCGCTGTACTTGCGGACCGTCAGCTGACGCTGCTCGCCCGTGACCGGGTCGACGACCGTGGTCGGCATGCCCTGGTAGATGACCGGCTCGTCGTAGCCATCCACGGCCCGCCGGATGGCCTCGGCTTCGATCCGATCCGCAGCCTCCTCGACCGCGATGTCGTAGAGCGTGGAGAACCACTCGGACGTCTCACGCCAGTGGTAGACCGCGTCGCGGGACACGCCGGCCGCGCGGCAGCCCTCGAGGACGATGCCGCGATGGGCGAAGGCGCGTAGGAAGAGGCGCCGGCGCTCCAGGCTCATGCGATCCTGAGCGGTCAGCCCCTCCAGCTCCCACTCCACTAGCTCGAGCTCCGAGACCGGGCCGCGCTCGTACAGGAAGCGGCGCTCGTCCTCCGTCATGTTCTTGGTGGTCATCACGACCTCCTTTCGGTTCGATGGTGTACTGTCTGCGATGGTAGCGTCCCAGGTCGGGAGCGTAAGCCAGCAACGATGGCAGAGGCTTCCCCTTGTTTCCTCGTGCGCGAGGACTCCTGGACCATGCTGCGGCGGATTTTTCAGCGCGAAGGGCCTCGCCCAGCTGGGTCCTAGGCAGCGCCCGGGTTCGGCCACGGTCGGGCCGGATGAGGGGAATTGCCGTCGCGGCGCGCCCTCCGAACTGCCCAGGGCGGCCGTGTCGGCCGTGTTCCCTCAGTTGCCCTAGATTGTCAATTTTCAATGGTAGGTTGTTTTATAGGATCAGATAAATCTAAACCCTTATTAACTCAGGTCTAGATAAAGAAATATAAGAAAATCATGTACTTAGCTCAGTTGTCTAGGGCATCTAAGCCATCTAAGCCAGTCGGTGACGGCGCCGCTGTTGGTCGGTAGCTCATTTTCCTGGTACAACACCGAGGCTAAGGCTCGTACGGCCCAAAACGCCTCAGACGACGACCTAAGTCCTTGATCCGCAAGCCTTATTCGCCTTAGATGCCGTCTGGACCTGGCACTTCGCGGGGCTCGTACGCTTAGACGACCTCGCAAGTCTGCCCAGCAAAAGACGAGGGGAGCCGCCGTCGAGCGAGCTCCCCTCATTCTCCCGCACCGTGGCCGACCGCGGCGTCAGTCGTCGGGCATCACGTGCTCCTCCACGGGCCACGCGACCTTGCTGCCGAAGCGGGCCTCGATCAGTTCGCGGCAGCGCGCGAGCGGCGGCAGCTTGGAAGCGGACGCGCGTCCCATGCGGTCGACCTTGACGGCATAGTCGGAGTCGTCGGGCTTGACCTGCGTGTTGGCGACCTCGCCGTTGAGCAGCTTGTTGAGGCGCATGCCGAAGCTCACCGGGTCTGCGGGCCGGTACACGCGCTGCTCCTTGGCGAAGTCCAGGTAGTCCGACCTGAGGTGCTCCTTGATGACCACGACCGGCTCCATGTGCCAGCGACCGCGGGAGTTGGGTAGCATCCCGTCGATGAGCTTATTGTACCACCAGCGCTCGACGTCGTCCATAGTCAGGACCTTCTGCTCCACGAGGGCCTGAGTGGCGGGCACCTCGTCGCGCGGGGCCCAGCCCTCGATGTCGCGCAGCAGCAGGTCGTGCAGCATGCCCTCGATGCCGCCCTCGGCGTAGAGCTGGTGGTTCAGGGCCTTGAAGAAGGCCTTGTCCCCGCGCCGGCGGCTGTTGACCGCGAACACTGCGAAGCGGCGCTCCCCGTCGAGGCCGGCCGGGACGACCCAGTCACCGTTCGCTGCCATGATGATGTGCACGTGGTTCTTGCCCATGACGGCGTCGCGGCCCTTGCCTTCGTACGCGATTGTCGGCTCGGTCACCAGCTGCTTGAGCTTCGCCTCGCCCGCCTTGTCGCCGGCCCAGAAGGCCTCGTCGGCGAACAGGCAGATGCAGTTCTGCAGGTGCGAGTTGAAGCGGCCGACTAGGTGCTCCGGCGAGCTGATGTGCAGGCCGTGGGAGCCAGCGAGCGATGCGGCGGCGCGGCCCAGGGTGCCCTTGCCGGTCCCCTTCTCACCCTTGAAGCACAGGGCCACCTCGGCGGCGCGGCTCGGGTGCTGCACCATGTAGGCGAGCCAGTCGAGCACGTACTCATAGTGGGCGTCCACGCCGTCGACGAGCACCTCACGAATGAGCTCCTTGAGCAGGGACCAGTCACCCTTGTTGGGCTGCACGGCCCAGCCGCGCCACAGGTTGAGCCAGCCCTCGTGGTTGCGCTCGGGGTCGAAGATGACGCCCTTGTACTGCCGGCGGTGCGGGTTCCTGATCCAGTATGAGGAGCGCGTCACGAGCTTGTCGTGCACCTCGACGAGCTGGTTGCAGTAGAGGTTCTCGAAGTCCTCCTTGGTGCTGCGCTGGAAGAACGGGCGGCCTAGGACCGGGTCCATCTCCTCGGTGAAGATGCGGAACTTGCCGCCCTCCATCACCACGCAGTGCTGCTCATTCATCTCCTCCATGACGGCCTGCACGCCCTCTGCCTTCGGCTCGGCCCTGAGGACCGCGTCGTCCACGCCCTGGCCGTGTTCGGAGGGGTCCTCCCAGACGTCGAAGTCGTCCTCGGGGTCAGGGCGCGCCACCTCGCCGCCCGCCTCCTGCACGACCTTGTGCAGGAACTTGACGGTGACGGGGCGGCCTCCGCGGCCCGACGTCGCGTGGAGCGAGTCCCAGCGGCGGCCGATGATCCACGCGTCGTCCTGATACTTGGGGTCCTGCGTGGACCACTCGATGAACTCCTGCCGCCCCTCGCCGTTGGTGGCATGGTGGCAGGCCATCATCAGGTCACGCCACGTGTCGTGGTCCTGGAAGTCCTCGGCGTCCAACTGCTCGAGCGTCGCGGCGAGCATCTCGGGGGTGAGCTCGCCGAGGCCCGCCGCCTCGCCGTGCGCGCGGGTAGGCCGGCGGCAGAGGCGCAGGAGGACAGCCGGCATCTCGGGCATCTCGGACAGGGGCGGCGCGAGGTCGTCCCACTCGTAGTGCCTGCCGTTCGGGTGGACGGAGCCCGCTGCGACGACCTGGCGGCCGAGCGACTTGAACTCCACGCCCGCGTAGGCCTCGAGCGTATCGAGCAGGGACACGTCGGCCGGCTTGGTGAACCAGTAGTGATGCCCGCCGGAGCCGGTCACCGTATGGGGAGCAAGGCTCAGGTCCAGCCCCGCGTCGGCGACGAGCTCGGCCAGGGAGTCGCGGCCCTCGGGAAAGTTGCGGGGGTCGACGTCGAGCACCATCACGGAGGCCGGCAGGCGCACACCGACGTTGACGCCTTCCTTGTCCGCTATCTGCAACACGCCCTGCGAGTCGTACTCGCGGGCCTGCCATGCGCCGTCCCTCGGGGTCTTGCCGCGGTCGCGACCCTTGCTGTCCACTGCATTCCACACGTGCAGCGGGATGAGCTGTAGGCCTGCTTCAACATACGCGCGCATGTCCCCTGTGCGCACGCGCTTCATCTTTTTGTCGGTCGTCACGCAGTCACCTTCGCGTCGTCTTGCGGCCGGGCTCGGCCGGCTTCCTCGATCAGGGCGCGGGCTGCGTCCGCCTCGGTCACCTTCTCTGGCTCGTCGCTGACGCGGCGCAGCTCCTCCAGCTTGCCGCGGATGAGCTCGCGGTGCCGGTCGGAGAGTCGCAGCGACATCTGCTGGCTAAGTGCCATGGGCTACTCCTTCTGTTGTCGGTTGGGCCTGGGTGGGCCGGGACGATCATCATGCCCAGACGTAATGCAATGCGGAACCGTCGGTCGTCCTGTCTGGGCCTTCGGAGGCCTAGATGCCCTAGACCATCGTCCCCCGAACGTCGGTCCGCAGTGCGTGCCCCTGGCGTTACGATGACCATCCCTAAACCGCTCAACCAAGGAGAGCACGATGGACGTCAACGAGTACATGAAGCAGAGCCTGAGCCTGCTGGAACGCATCGCCGAGGGCATCGAGACCCTCAACGCCAACGGCGTGCACGTCACCAACTTCGTCTTGCCCGAGGGCACGGACCTGAAGGCCGTCGGCAGCGTGGTCCACGCCCAGCCTGCCGAGAACGCCGAGGCCGACAAGAAGGCGAAGGCCGAGGCCGACAAGAAGGCGAAGGCCGAGGCTGATGCCAAGGCAAAGAAGGCGGCCGACGAGAAGGCTGCCAAGGACAAGGCGGATGCCGACGCCAAGGCGAAGGCCGAGGCTGACGAGAAGGCCAAGCAGGACGCTGCCGCGGCCGACAAGCCGGCCGAGACCAAGGCCAAGAAGGTGACCGCCGACGACGCCCGCAAGGCGCTGAAGGCCTACGCCGCGATCGAGGGCAACGACGCCGCCATGGAACTGCTGACCAGCCTGGGTGCCGGCTCCGTCTCGGCCCTGGCCGAGCAGGGCGAAGACAAGCTGGCTGAGCTCGTGGCGAAGTGCGGGGGCTGATCGAGATGAGCGACCAACCCAACATGAAGATGCCCAAGGACTCCGCGCAGGTGGTGTTCTGGTTCAAGGGGCTGCCGCAGCCGACCGCCTTCTTGACGACCCGCGAGGAGGCCGATAAGGCTGTCGCGGACTTCAAGGCCGGGTCCGACGTGTCCTTCCTGTCGTACCCGGACGGCCGCGGCGTGCGCTCCGAGAGCCACTTCCTGCGCGCCGAGCTGCGCGGTGTGACCATCGAGTACCCGACGATCCAGCTCGTGGGAGGTGCCTGATATGCCTAGCGCCCACGCGGTACGGAACGCGTCGGGGGCGAAGCGCTGGATGAACTGCCCGGGCTCCATCAACATGGAGCGCGGGCGGCCGAACAACTCCTCCGACGCGGCCCGCCTTGGTACGGCGGCGCACGCGCTCGGCGAGGCCTGCCTGCTCGACGGCAGCGAGGCCTGGGAGTGGCTCGGCGGGTACGTCCGGCTCGACCCCAACGAGCAGGCCGAGGTCTACCGGCCCAAGCAGCCCTACATGGGCGAGGATGAGGGCGACAAGACCGTCCTGGTCCCCGTCCACGCGTCCGAGGACGGCCTGCCGCCCTCTGGTCATGAGGACTTCCCGATTGACGCTGACATGGCGGACGCTGTGCAGGTCTACCTGGACGCTGTGCGCGAGGAGCTGGCCCGCCTGGGCGAGCACGCCGAGCTGCAGGTCGAGAAGCGGTTTAACCTGTCGTGGCTCGTCGGCTACGACTACGACGAGGACGCTGAGGCCAAGGCGCTCGAAGCAGGGGACTTCTACGTCTCGCCATCGGGTATCCGCCGCGACGACTTCGGGGACCTGGTCCACGCCGACGGCAGGCCTTGCCACGGCCCGATGTTTGGCACGAACGACGCCTCGGTGGTCCTGCTGTTCGACCACGTCACCGTCTTCGACTACAAGCACGGCCAGGGCGTCGTTGTCGAGGTGGAGGATAACGAGCAGGAGCTGTACTACGCCCTCGGCTGCGCCAAGGAGCTGGACTGGGCCTTCGACACCCTGGACCTCGTCATCGTCCAGCCGCGGGC